AGCCGGCGTGCGGGGATGGGGCGTTTGTGGCGGAGATATTGCGGCGAAAGTTTGACAGGTGTAAATGTCGGCGGGATTATACTGTGGCACTGGAATCGGTTTACGGATTTGAGATTCAGGCCGATAATGTGGAGAAGTGCATTCAAAACTTGACGATTTTGTGCTGCCAGTATTTCAAACCAACCAAAGCGGAAGAACAGATCATCAACGACCACATCATTCAGTGCGACGCGTTGAAGGTGATGAAGCTGCTGGCACAATTTGACCATTGAATGTCAGTATTCATCTGTGGTATAGTGTATAAGTCGAAGCGGGCACGAGAACAAGATCGTGTCCGCTTTACGTTTGGGTGGCGCGCTTCGGCGCGGGACAGGGCCCGTTTCATGGTGCGAGGCCCGGCGGGGACAGGTACCCGCTCCTCCGCGGTGGTGGGTGCCGTGGATGAAATTGAATATGCCGAAGCCTGTGGAGCCAGGGCGCCGCTGATGAAGGGGCGCAGGGAGTTCGATTCTCTCCATTCGGCAACAGACAGGCCAGCGCCATGCTGTATTTAATATATCGCCACGTGTGCAGTGTGGCGCTGGTATTGAGTGAACGACAGCCCAGAGGGAGGCGGCGGCATGGCGACGGGCAAGTTTCAGAAATGGCTGACGCCCGACGGCCTGATGCTGCTGACGGCCTGGGCGCGGGACGGGCTGAGCAATGAGCAGATTGCCCGGAAGATTGGGATTAATCCCGACACGCTGTACGCCTGGAAGAAGCGATTCCCCGAGATTTCCGAGGCTTTAGCGCGCGGGAAGGAACCCGTGGACGTTGAGGTGGAGAACGCGCTGCACAAGCTGGCGACGGGCTACACGGTGCCGGTGCAAAAGACCTTCAAGGTCAAGCGGGTGTACTTCGATGACAGGGGGCGGCGGTGCGAAGCCGAGGAGCTGGCCGTGGGTTATGACGAGGTGCACGTGCCGGCGAACGTGAACGCGCAGAAATTCTGGCTGGCGAACCGCAAGCCGGAGGCCTGGCGTGAGAAGGTGGAGGCCGAGGTCTCCGGGGAGGCGCTGGATCGGGCGCGGGAGCTGCTCGGGGGGATCAAGAGTGTTATCGAGTAAACAGCAGGAGTTCCTGGACAACTGCTCCCGGCGCTGGAACGTGAAGACCGGGGCGACTGGCAGCGGAAAGACCTGGCTGGATTACGCGGTGGTGATTCCCCAGCGCCTGCTGGCCTTGCGGGGCGAGGGCGCGGCGGTGATTCTGGGCAACACCCAGGGCACGGCCAACCGCAACATCCTGGAGCCGATGCGGGACATCTGGGGCGACGCGCTGGTGGGCACGATCAACAGCAGCGACAATTCCGCGAAGCTGTTCGGCAAAAAGGTCTACGTCATGGGCGCGGACAACAAGAAGCACGTCGCCCGAATTCAGGGCATGACCATCGAATACGCCTACGGCGACGAGGTGACCACCTGGGCCGAGGACGTGTTTCAGATGCTCAAGAGCCGCTTGCGTTGCGCCCACAGCCACTTTGACGGGACCTGCAACCCGGACGCGCCCCAGCACTGGTTTAAAAAGTTCCTGGACAGCGGCGCGGATGTGTTCAACCAGGCGTCCACGATCTTTGACAATCCGTTTCTGCCGAAGGAGTTCGTGGATAACCTGTGTAAGGAGTACGCGGGGACGGTGTATTACAACCGCTTCATCCTCGGGCAGTGGGTGGCCGCTGAGGGCGTGGTTTACCGGCAGTTCGCCGACGACCCGGAGCGGTTCATCCTGGACGACCTTCCCGAGGGCGACGCGATCCGCAACGCCGTGATCGGCGTGGACTTTGGCGGCGGCACCAGCGCCCACGCCTTCTGCTGCATGGGGTTTACCGTGCGGGGGCGGCTGGTGGTGCTGGACGAGTACCACGAAAAAGCCGCGTTGACGCCGGAGAAGCTGGCGCGGGACTTCGTGGACTTCGTGCGGCGGTGCAAGGCGCGGTGGATCGTGTCTGACTGCTGGTGTGATTCGGCGGAACAGACGCTGATCAACGGATTGAGAAGCGCGGCGGCCTCGGCGGGGCTGGGGCTGAACATCGGCAATTCGGCGAAAAAGCCGATTAATGACAGGATAAGAGCGACCTGCATCCTCATGGGGGCGGGGCGCTTTTTTGTGGCGCGGCAGTGCGTCGAGACCATCGACGCACTGAAGAGCGCGCTGTGGGACAGCAAAAAGCTGACCGAGGACGTGCGGCTGGACGACGGAACGACGAACATAGATAATCTGGACGCCATGGAATACACCTTCGAGCGTGAGATTCCGGCGCTGATTGACGGGTGGAGGTTTACCGCGTGAGCGGTGCAAAGGCGGTGAAGCCGTTGAATGTATGGGACAAAATCAAGAGCTGGGGGCGAGGGCTGATGCAGAGGACGGTGACGGCGACGGGCATCGCCCGCGAGTTCAAGGATATTTTTGAGCTGGGCGACGTGCCGGCGTTCAACCAGTTTTACTATTTTGGCATTTTCATCTGGAAGGCGCTGTACCGGGGCTATTACAAGGACTGGCACCTGGTGCCGGTGGTGGCCGTGGGCGCGAAGCCCGGGCAGACGCGGCAGCTGTTCCGGCTGAATACGGCCAAGGCCGTGAGCGCGGAGCTGGCCTCGCTGGTGTGGGGCGAGGAGGCGCAGTTCTCGGTATCCACCAACGGCTGGGTGGAGCAGCGGAACGAGGACGGCGTTGTCACCAACCCGGACCCGTTAAAGGGGTTCGTGGAGGACGTGCTGCGGCGAAACGCCTTCGGGGAGAAGCTGCAGGAGCTAATCGAGCAGGGGCTTGCACTCGGCGGCGCAACGATCAAGGTTTGGGCGGAGCCGGAACGGAAGGGAACAGGGAACAGGGAACAGGGAACAGGAGAGGACGGCGGCGAACCGGCGCGGGTGATCCGGCTGGGTTACTGCATGGCGGATCAGTTCGTGCCGCTGGCGTGGGACAACGCGCGGGTGACCGAGGGCGTGTTTATCTCCAGAAGGGCGCGCAAGGGCTGGTACTATACCCGGCTGGAGTGGCATCGGTGGAACGGCGAGACCTACGTCATTACCAATGAGCTGTACAAGTCCGAGATGCAGCGCGGGGCGCTGGCGGGACAGAATCAGGATATTCTCGGCATTCGCTGTCCGACGACGGAGCTGCAGGAGATGTTCCCGGGACTGGAGCCTGAGACGGTGGTCCCCGTTGAGGAGAGCCTGTTTTCCTATTTCCGGACGCCGATCGCCAACAACATCGACGACAACTCGCCGCTGGGCGTCAGTATCTATGCCAACGCGCTGGAGACGCTCCACGCCATTGACATCTGCTATGATTCGTTCGTGACGGAGTTCCGGCTGGGGAAGAAGAAGATCATCGTGCCGGCGCGGTTCCTGCGCGCGGTGGTCGACCCGCAGACCGGGCGGCAGGTGCAGTATTTCGACCCGAACGACGAGACCTATGTGGGCGTGGCCGACGACGACGGCACGGCGGGGGTGCATGACATCTCCGTGGAGCTGCGGGTCGAGGAGCACGTGGCGGCGCTGAACGCGCTGCTGTCGATTCTGTGTTTGCAGATCGGATTCAGCGCGAACACGTTCTCGTTCGATGAGCACCAGGGCGGAATCAAGACCGCAACCGAGGTGGTCAGCGAGAACTCCAAGACCTACAAGACCGTGCGGACGGTACAGAACCAGCTGCGGCCGATGTTGGAGCACATGGTGCAAAACATCATCGACGTGGCGATCCTGTACGGCATGGAGTGGGAAGGCCAGAGCGTGGAGTGTCTGGCCGCCGGGGGCTGGGAGGTCAAGGTCACGTTCGACGATGGCGTGACGCAGGACAGGCAAACGAACCTGAATGAAGGTGTTATGCTGGTGGGCGCGGGGCTGCTGTCGAAGTACAAGTTCCTGACGGACAAGAAGTTCGGCCAGGGCTTGACCGACAAGGAGGCCGCCGAGGAGCTGCAGCGGATTCGGGACGAGAAGCAGCAGACGGTGAGCGAGGAGCAGGTGCGGCTGTTCGGGGGCGGGGCGTGATGATCTATGGCAAAACCTGACTTCCTGGACGTGCTGGGGGATGAGATGGGGCGGGTGTATGAAGCCTGTCACGACCGGCTGCTGATCAACCTGGCGCGGCACTTCATGTTCCTGAAGCCGGGGGAGCAGCCCGGCGGGGCGTTTGAGTACCAGGCCAAGAAGCTGCTGGAGATGGGACAGTTGACGCGGGAG